AAACGAGTCCGAAGGACTCGGAACGGGGAACTCAGAAAATGGAAACGAGTCCGAAGGACTCGGAACGGGGAACTCAGAAAATGGAAACGAGTCCGAAGGACTCGGAACGGGGAACTCAGGATCATTCATCGACATCTTCTTCGATCTCATCTTCTTCTTCCTGTTCGGGGGGGTCAAGACCCTGGAAGGCGAACGAAGGAAGCTTGGCGGACTTCTCAAAGAGAACCTGTTGGAGACGGATGGTCACACCGAACTTATTATCGATGAACCAAATCTGGTTAATGTCGATGATCGCCATCGCCTTCTGTCCCTTGTCGATACTGTCGAGAGAAACCATATCACGGTTCATGGTATAACACTCAGGAACGAATGAACCATCCGCTTTGGTGAGTACCTTGAGTTTGATAGTGGCTGGGTACGGCTCCTTACCGGGTCGGAGGATGGGCTTGTAAAGCGCCTCCTTGAGTACGGCGACGTTAAACTCTTTGCCGAGCCACTCCTTAGCGTTCGCGGCTACCGTGTTCACGATGAGGTCATCGAGCTCACCGAGTTTCTTGTAAATGTCCATCGCACCCGCGTTATCAGGGTCAAAGGAGAGGTCGAGTGAGTAGGAAGTGCGACCAGTCGCCTCATCAGTATACGCACTCAAACCGTAGGGTGAGCGCATGAAAGGAAGTTGAACGTAAAGTTTTTTGTTGTCGCCCATGTTCAGATAGACGGCTTTACCGCCATTTTTGTTTTTACGAAGTTTCGAAAAGTTCACAGAGGAAGCAGAGAAATCGGAGGCTTGTTGGATAGAGAGCGACATTGTAGTTGGTTATATCTCTACAAGGCGGTTCGACTTTAAGTAACTTTTTTTCTTAACATATAGCATAACTACTCATGGGTTTCTTTAAGGACTGTGGATGCGGATGCAGAGGTAAGAAACAATACGATAAATTTGTGATTTCGATGATCTCAGCGCTCACGTTCTATGTGGTCGCCAACCCGATGACTTTTAGATTCGTCAGGGGACTTCTGAGTTCTAACATCGCGTCCCCCAACGGGTGTCCGACCGCTTTTGGTCTCGTGGTACACTCGATTGTTTTCATGTTCATCGTGTGGGGTATGATGAACATCAAAAAGGAAAGGCCGTGTGCGTGCGGTTTACGTAGACAGGTGAGGCGTGGAACTAAGACGGTCGTCTCTATGGCGGAAGCTCCCAATCCCGAACCCAATTTCAAGGAACCCGTGATTCCCATGGTTGATACTGGAAAGGTTTTGGAGCCATTTGAAATCGGCGTAGACGGTGGTCTCTTCAACTAAAACTCTTCGTCGAACATGATATTCTCGGAATCATCATCTAATTTACCATAGTCACCCACCCTCTTTTCAAAAAAGTTCGTTTTACCATCGAGACTGATGTTTTCCATAAAGTCAAAGGGATTCTTGGAACCCCAAATCGGTGGTTGACCAATTTGTTTGAGAAGGCGATCAGACACGTATTCTATGTACTCGGACATCTTTTCGGAATTCATACCGATGAGATTACACGGGAGCGCATCTATGATGAAATTCTTTTCAATCGCGACAGCCTCCTTCACGATAGAATGAATCGTTTCAGTTGTTGGTTTGTTACGAAGCATCTTAAACAGTTCGACTGCGAATTCCTGGTGAAGCCCCTCATCTCGGGAGATAAGCTCGTTACTAAAACAGAGACCTGGCATGAGACCCCTCTTCTTCAACCAGAAGAGCGCACAAAAACTTCCCGAGAAGAAAATACCCTCCACACACGCGAACGCGAACAGACGTTCAGCGAAGGGTCGAGTTTTCGTGTCGAACCATTTCATAGCCCAATTTGCCTTATTCTGAATACAAGGAATGGTTTGGATAGCTTCGAAGAGTTGTTTCTTCTCCGCTTCATCCTTGATGTATTTGTCGATGAGTTTGGAATACGTTTCACCGTGGATCATTTCGTTGTGAGACTGATACGCATAAAAAGATCGAGCCTCTGATATCTGTACTTCATCTGCGAAATTGTTGTTAATGTTTTCAAATACGATCCCATCCGAACCCGCGAAAAAGGCGAGGATGTATTTAATAAATTTTTGCTCATTACTCGTTAGGGTTTTCCAGTCTTCAATATCTTTAGAAAAGTCGACTTCCTCGGCTGTCCAATTCGACATCTGTGCCTTTTTATACAGTTCCCACAGATGAGGGTGTTTCAGGGGGAATACAGTAAATCTATTCAATGTCGGAGCTAATATTGGTTCATATTCATTTTCTACGTAGTCTTGAAATTCAAAGTAGTCTCCGACACGACGATCGTCAATAAATATTTGGGGGTAGGTTATAATTGAATCACCGCATTTCTCTTTCAATTTATCTTTGTCGATCATGACCTTCTCAAAATCAAAATCCTCATTTTTACATAACGTAACCGCATGATCACAATACTGACAACCTTCCTTTGAATAAATTGTAACTTTCATCTGTATTAGTATCGTTGATTATATTTTGTTAGAAAACTCTAAGCATGATTGTGCCCTCTGAGATAATTCAGGACGATATCGTAAAAGTTTTAGTGAATGAAGATGGTATCGAAGATGGGATGTACGCCGTAGTCGCCATGAACACGGGTAAAACACTCGGTCTTCATTACCTGAACCCGACTGAATCAATATACAAATCCGCGTGTGTGTACAAATTAGACACATCCGAAGTCTGCCCCGCCCCCTACGACAGTCTCATGGAACATTACCCCTGTGGAACGACTTTCGAAGATCTCGAAATGAAACGCTTAGATGCGGATATGTATTCCTTCTACGCTGAGATTGATATAGAAGACAGCGATAGCGAGATCCATTTCCCGTCTACCGACAGTGATACTGATTCAGAGATGGCTGACTTCGTAGTCTCGGACACCGAAATACAGGGGTCTCCGCCTCCTGGACATCAAATGATCGATAAAGAATGGAACGCGTGGAAACCGTCAACACCAGGCGCGAGGAGTTTCAAGGAAACGATAGAATTGATCGAAACTCGCGTCAGAGGCCTAAGTGATGCGTCATAGAGATTGAAATAAAAGGTTCGATAAGACCAAAACAATGCTGGCAGCTATATGGTCCGAACTGGACGCTCTATTACCACAAAAAAATGAAGAAAAACCGGTAAATATTAATTTATGTCGTGAATGTCTGGGTGTAAAGGTCTTCGCCCGAGAAGGTTTACCGACGTGTTCTGAATGTGGTCTCATCGAAGACAGGTATATCGACGATACCGCGGAATGGACGAGTGGAATGAATGATGATGGAAAGGTGAATGATCCTTCGAGATGCGGTAACCCGAATGCGAATCCGGAGCTCTTCTCGCAGAACTGGGGAAAAGGAACGATAATAGCTACACAATATTCTTCGACGTACGAACAGAAGAGGATGGCGAAGATTAGCTTTCACATGTCTATGAATCACAGGGACAGGTCACTGTTCCACGCATACAAAGATATCGACGAGGCGTGTCACACGCTTTCCGAATCAATTCTCAAAGATGCGAAAATGATGTACAAAAAGTTTAACGAGGAAAAATTAACGCGGGGGGCGGTGCGTTTGGGGATCAAAGCGAATTGTGTGTTGTACGCATGTCGTCTCGCGAAACACCCACGAACGACAAAGGAAATAGCCGACATGTTTGGTATACAGTCGAAAGATATAAGTCGCACGACCCACATGTTTAAGGAGATGATCATGGGTGCTACGGAAAAGAATTACGTGACGAAATCATTCGATGTGATGAATCGATTATTGAATTCGTTCGAAGTAACTCGTGAGGAGAGGTTACAGTGTACTCGATTATGTAACAAGATTGAGGACTGTGTGGATTTGATGAGTAAGACACCGAACAGTGTGGCGTCGGCGATCATATTCATCGTGATGGGAGGGAAGATGAAAAAATCACTCTTGTGTGAAAAATGTAACATATCGGTACCAACACTTAACAAGATTGAAAGTATAATAAAAAAGCACTTAGAGCTTAAGGGATAGATTTAGAATATGGTGAAGCTCTTTCTCGCGACACCATGCTATGGGGGCCTCTGTTTAGAGAAGTACATGACGAGTATCATCAAGCTTCAACTCCTTTTAATAAAACAAGGTATCCAATTGTATCTCGACACGACCGAAAATGAATCTCTCGTCCACCGCGCCCGTAACGTTTCCGTAGGTCGCTTCATGCAGAAGACTGATTGTGAATATTTCATGTTTATCGACGCCGATATTCATTTTGACCCGGAAGCCGTCGTGCGTCTCGTCAAATCGGGACACGACCTCTCCGTCGCGTGTTACCCCAAGAAGGTTGTGATGTGGGACCAAGCCGCTGAGGCTGTCAAGAGGGGTGATGAACGCGACATGTCCATGCTTTCCTCGAGTCTCGTCATTAACTTTGGAGCCCAGAACCGACCCGTCACGAATGGATTCATCGAAATTCTTGATGGACCTACGGGATTCATGGTGATCAAACGATCCGTGTTCAAAACACTCGAGGAAAAGTTCCCTGAACTCTGGTGTAAGAATGACCACCAAAACAGAGATTTCGATGATTACCACGCCTGCTTCGATTGTATGATCGATCCTGGGAACCGTCGGTACCTCTCGGAGGACTACGCGTTCTGTCGTCGATGGCAACAAGCAGACGGTAAAATATACGCGGACGTGAACACGACTCTCGGACACATAGGAAATTTACCATTCAGTGGGTGTCTCAATGATAGGCTTAAGGCTTAGACACGAGTGAACACTATGAATTTGGTTACGATTCTCGTCACGCGTTCAAAGTCTTGTCATGTGAAGACTCTACATTCTATTTTGAAATTGAATATTCAATGTCTTCAAAAAGGTATCAATAATCAAATCACGTACGTGAATGATGATCCATTCGAAAAAGCTGAGGTGATCCAAATGAGTATGAAGACATGTGATCGTATTGTCTTCATCGATTTCGGAATTAGTGTTGACGATGCGTCCATCGATCAATGTTTTGAAACCCATGAAACTATAGGGTGTCTCGTTTTTCCGGGTGTGAAGGAAGGTATCGATTGGGAACTTTTCAAGACTAAAGTAAAGGATGGTAGCTCCGAACCTGTATCACAGATGGGTCTCTATTTCGACACGGCCGTCGGAAAGAAGATAAGTCCCGATGTGTATAATGTCGTACAGACAGATGCTCACGCATGGATCATGAACACGAAAAACGTGATCAAGAGCATCAAGGATAAAAAAACTGGAAACTGGAAGATTCATCCCAAGATGTTTGAGAAATTCAAGGAACAAGGTGTTCGAATGTATGCGTTTACAGCAGCTAAGTTGACGATGACCTATACGCATGAATGTATAAGTAACATACTCAACGCCGCGGGTGTAAAAATCAATTAAAGTTTTAAACATATACTAAAACATGTCTATAAAGTCGGACTCCCCGCTTTACAAATATGTCGTGAACTTTATTCACACTACGTGGGGAAGCAAGGACTATTTCCCTGGACCTCAACCCATCTCCATCGAATATAAACACTTCCCAATCTTGAAGAAGGGTAATTATGTGGTATGCGAAAAAACGGATGGTGAGAGATACATGATGGTCGCTCTCATGTACGAGGGGAAAAAGAAGTGTCTGTTTGTGAATCGAGCGTTTGATATGTTTGAAGTTTCCATTAACCTGAAGAAGAACGTGTACGACGGAACAATCTTGGATGGAGAATTGTATGATGGTAGTACCCTCATGGTATACGATGCCGTCCTCGTAGCCGGTAAACCAATTTGGAACATCGATTTACTCCAACGTCTCGGCTTCGCGTTGAGTGTGATACAACCCATCATTTACATGAAAATGGATAAATACCGTCTACAGTTGAAGACTTTTTATGCTATGGATAAGTTTAGAGAGTTTCTGGACGAACACCTTCCGACGGTGCGTCAAGAGACAGATGGACTCGTATTCACACCCGTGAATGAACCGGTGAGAATAGGAACGCATGAGACGATGTTTAAATGGAAACCCCAAATTAAGAATACAGTGGACTTTCTCATGAAACGGGAACCGACGAGAGAGACACCCGGTTGTACACCCGGAATACACAGTTGGAGACTCTACGTACAGGAAAAGGGGAAGTTGTATTTTGAAGGTGAAATTCCACACAATAGAATCGCCGATGAACCGTGGTTTGAGGATGGAGCTATCGTAGAATGTATGTACATGAGTCACGATCAACCGATGTGGTGGAAACCGATCAAGCGGCGCATGGATAAAACGTACCCCAACAATCGGAGGACGTTTTACCGAACGATCGTCAATATTAAGGAGAATATTCAGATGAAGGAGTTTTTAGATTGTAGACCATGAAATAATAACCAGCCTCTTCGGGTAACTCGTGTTCCCTAACATTATCGTCATCAAATAGAAACCATTTATTTTTACGTTTTATGAAACTCACGTAGTGTCCGTCGTTTTGGTTCCCTACGTGTACGGCACTCGCGATTAAATTGTACTCGTGTGTGTTCATGACCATATGTTCGATGATTTTAACATGACTTTTCGTATCGAAAGAAACCATCAAGACTTGGGGTAACTTGGAGAAGAGCATCCTCGTCGTCGCCACGTGGTGTACATTCCCATCCGTATCCTCAAAATTTTCTAGGACGTTCCATTCGGTACTCTTCGCGAGCATATCCCTCATGTCCTTTCCGTTGGATGTTATCAAATGAATACTGAAATCTTCTTCATTCGATGATTTTCCACCCGGCCAAATAGTTTCTTGTGTCTTTTTCCCATAAAACCATTGTTTAATCTCTGGTTTCGCGATTTCAAGAATGTCTATGATACACAGCACAGCTTCCTGTACGTCGTGTTGTTCGTGTAATCTAAATCGAGGAAACGTGGTTCTAAAATGTTCGAGAAGAGGTGCGATGGACAGACACGTATCTCCTTTCGTCCAATAGACCTTGACTAAATCAGAGTACGCTCGGGTAAAAGCACACACCCCGACGTACGGGTTTCGCATGAAGTGATTCGTCAACATGGGAATGTGTAAGAGACATTGTACGGTGGTGTTGAAATAGCAAGTGTTTCCATGATTTTGGAAACCTTTCATTACATTTTATACACAAAAAAGGCTTAAGTAAAAGACGCGACGTACATTTGTTAAGAAAGAATGAACATCAAAACGATCATCGAAAAAGTGAACGCGGTGTTCGACGCGCACAAGAGCGAAGAACACATCGAGGTTGAGATTCGTCTCGGGAAGCATAACGGCTCGCTCTTCGACACGAACGTTGGAAAGGATACGTTTGAACGGGTACTGAAAGGATTGAAGAAATATGATGGATGGGAAACCACGAAGACGTCAACTACTGATATGTACTACGATGACGCGAACGGTATCCGCATCTCCTCTGATGAGGAAACTGGTGAACAGACGATGGTCCAAAAGATTAATGTGGTCAAGGAAGATTTCAAGTGTGAACCACTCGACGTTCGATTCAGTATCTCTCGTGAAATTCCAACCTTTGGACAGTACGAGATGGACCGCAAACGTTCAAAACTTCGTCACTCTTTCGTGCGCAAGAATCTGAGCATCGACATGACGATTTCATCGGGTGATACTGTCGACATGGACGCGGAGGATGCTTCGTCGTACCAGATTGAACTCGAAATCATCAAACCGAATGATGTCACGTCTTACAACCAGTTGTTTAATATCTTACATAAGATTAGTGACCTTTCAAGATTAATAACATGATGTACCTACTCTTGAGTATCGTCGCCTTGTGTTTCTTATTCGAGAAACGTAAAGCCAACCAGTCAAAATTCTTTTACGTCAGCAATGGAATGTCGAGAGACGTGTATACAGTAATGCATAAAGATGGTATGAGCAGAGAGGATCTGGATACGTTCGTTAAGATGGAGGATCGTTTTCTCGAATACGAAGTGATGTCTGTGTCCATGGGCATAACACATATAGTTCAGGCTACTTTTTGGTCGAATAAAATAAAAGATAGGTTTCCTAAATATAATTTTTCACATCACACACTCCACTTAAAACAAATCGCCGAACCACAGAAGAGTATCAATCGCGTACTTAATTAGAGTTTCTCAACCCGAGCTCGAGCCGCGACGGGAGATTTTCGCGTGTTCGCATTGGCCCTAAACGTTAACCAATATTTTCGGTAACTCGCCATTCTCTTCTCGGTCGGTTTCTTCTTTTGGTTCGTTAAATTCGTCATGATATAATTCGCCGCCGCGCGCTTGTAATCGTTTCTCAGGTTGTACGCGATACCCGTGATGTTCACGGTGTTCATGAGATGTTTCCTCTCGAGCTCACGGCGTCGTTCCCTCTTCCATTGTTCGACGACACTCTTCTTGACCGCATCGACATCACGTTTGAACGCGATACCAGTCTTGTTTCTCTTATCGATGACGTTAAGAGCCGACTTCATGTTTCGCACATCCTGATTGAGACTGGGTTTGTACCTGTTCATCCACGTGACCCCATAGAGATTGGTGATATCCTTACGAATAGAATTTTCATCGATACCTCTCTTCTTCATGATTTCCACCTTCTTCACGTCACGCTTCGCAGCCGCTTCGTTTCTACGCACATCACTCTTACGGCGCTGGGGTGGTGGTGGCACCGGCTTTGGTTTGGGCTTGAACGCAGTTCTCACTTTTTCTATCTTCTTACAGATATCCATTTTGGTTTCCTTCTTCTTATCGACCTCGATGTTCAGAATCATCGCGATACGAATGAGTTCCTCCTTCTTCATGTCCCCACACAACTTTCGACCGATCTTAAACGTCTTATTCGTTCCGGTGAGGGGAACACTCTTGTTCACATTTTTGAATGTGAACGCGTTTTTCTTCCCAGTTTTGTTACGAATTCGTTCACATATGACATCCTTGGTCGCCATCTTAGATCCACCTTGGTCTCTCATCCTGAAGTTCACTACACCCATGCGTCTCGCGAAATCGACGAGTTCGGATTTTTTCATACGCGCACACATCGTAGAATTGAGTATAAGAGCGTTCGTCTGATTCTGTGTGAGGGTCGCCATTCGTTTCGTGGAAACCTTTTTTGGCTTCGCCACCACCTTTTTTGGCTTGACCCCTTCATCGAATATACCAGTCACATTAATCTGTCCATCGGTATACAGATCTCGGACAAACCGTTTTCCGAAGTCATACGCTCTCGCCATATCCCCTGGATTTTTCGCACCTGAGATTTGAACATTCCCACTCGCAGACAAGATGAACTTATTTTCACCGAAGTAGGCATAAAGAAAGGGGGAGAGTTCGGGTTCGTAATTGACTCGTGACATGTCATACTTTTTAGCGTTTCTGGCGATGGTCGTGAGACTCTTGAAATTTCCGTTAATTCGGAATTGACCGCTCAAGTTATTATACGTGAACGGGTTATAGAAAAACGGTTGTCTTTCCGTGTACCTGTCGACGACGAATTTACGAATGAGTTCGGGTTGGTTCTCGATGTTCGTTCCCACAAAACCACCCGAAAATCGAATCTTACCGTTTCTGTAAAAATTCACAGTCGCACCTTTACTCTCTCGATCGTTACTTAACGTGAGCATTAACTGCGCACTGAAAAAATCCTTGTTCAAGTCACCTTTGAGACCGGCTTCGCGTGTATGCGAAAATCCAGTCGTAAACCGCCCGTAAATACCCTTTATCTCTTTAGTGTCTACATAAAGACCCTCTCCGATAGGTGTTCTGGGTAAAGGTTGTTTTGAAAGTATATTCTTGAGGTTTACGAGGACATCTTTCTGTCCAAACCCAGAATCGACCGTGGCGTTGAACATACCAGGATTCAGTTTACTTATTTCGAGTGATGTGGTCGGGGCGATCCCTGTGTTGAACACATCATTAAACTCGTTCATGAGAGGATCATCATTCTCGAATTGTTTAAACGCACCTTCGTATGTTCGATCATTGACCAGGTTTTGTTGAAGGCGCACAGGGAATTGTATCGGACGAGGTGCGCGTCTAGGGGGTGATCGAAATCCAGCAGCTCGTTCGCGCTCTCTTCGGAGCATGTTCTGTTCGAGTTCCCGCGCAAACTCGTCGTTTGAGTTGGAGTTTGGACTTTGGAGTTCCACACCAGATTGTCGGACAAATTCCTTGACACTCTGGCTCATAGTATTATTAATTATTATTTTTTTAAAAGTCCTTGGTGAAACCGATACCCTCTTCGATCACGTCAAGACCGAAAATCACGGGCTGTCTTGGGTATGTTCTCCCTTTGTACGTCACCACTTCTTCACGCACCTCGATGTTTCTCGAACTGAATGGACCAGCGTAAAAGTCCTGGTTAAACTTTGGTTTTCCGAGATTATTCGCAGAACAGTGTTGGTTGAACACCTGCACGAAGAGTGTCTGGGGAACAAAGGACTTCTCGTCGAACGAAATCAACGTGGACTCTAGGAAGTTCGTGAGTGTACTCGCGACCATCGCGACTTGTTTCTTGATCGTCTCAAAGTACGCTGGAACGACTTTCCAGATGGTTTTGTTCCTGTATTTACTCGAATAATCGAGGTATCCCCTGATGCACTTGAGAAGGATGATGGGTAATTCCTTGTCCAGTTTCTCATCCAATTGTGGATCGGCTTCGTGGACTTGTTTCCCGAAATTCCATGGTAAAATACGACGTAACACGGATCCCGAATTATCTCTCCAGTTGGGAACCTCGTTACCACCCAAAACACCAGGAACTTTCCATTCGATCGAAACGGCCGTTTTATTCTTGACCGCCACAGACACATCCTCACCTGATACGATCGACTGAAACTCCGCCTGTTCGAGTGCGAGGTCACCCTTCACCTCCGGGGCGATAAACATGAAACAATCCTTAATCGCCGAAAGCCCGAATTTCTTCTCGATGTTGTTCGAAAGTGTTCCGACATCCTCGTTCTCGTAAAACTTTTTAAACACCTTGGTGATCAGCGTGGATTTACCTGATTGTGCGATACCTTTGAAAAACGGAATCACCTGCCACGCGTCGAGCTCACCGACATCGAAGCACAGACGACCACCCATGACGTATGCCCAGTTACACACCTCGTCCTCGAATTGTTGATACTTCAGGATAGAATTGAAAAAGGGGGTGGGAATCTTGGTCCAATCTTCGATATGAGAAAAGTCATCAAACTGTTTATCAAAGTATTTACACGCGATGATAGTAGGGTCCAGGCACTTAAACTCGTCGCTGTCGTACGGGTAGAATCTACATTCGTACACGCCTCGTTCTGGGATCCATTCTTTACCCACGAAAACACCGTTCCTGAATGACCACACGTGTCTCCTCTTGATAATCTCAGGAAATTGGGGATCCATACACTTGGAAATGTTATCGATCACTTCCCTCGCGATCGAACCTCGACTCGTGAAGTTTTTCCAATTCTCAAACATACAATCCTTGCGCGCGAGTGAATACACAAACTTATCGATTGGAAACTTTGGAAACCACGCACGCGTCCTGTGCCCCTCGATCGTCTTAACCTCCTCACAACAGTGGCCCTTGTATCGACGATACCCACACTTATACGTCTCTTCGAGCGTGAACAAAAGACACTTCTGAAACGGTGTAGCTTTTTCGATATCCTCTTCGTTCATGGTCGAAGGATCCGAGAATCGGGGAAATTGTGGCTCGATAGTCGGCGTATCCACGCGTTCATAGGAAATGTAGTGTCGTCGAATATTCTCAAAACCATCTTCGACGTGTAAGATGATGTTCGCGATGCGCTTATCGATACTGACTCCGTTCCCGTCAGCCTCCTTTTTTTGAATTTTTAGATTGTTCACGTGATTCCTCAGGTCGATGATGAAATCGGTATGTCTTTTTTTAAGATCCCTGATAGACGGTAGGTCAATTCTTGAAGGTGAGATCGACCCGTACTCATCAAAATACGAGCGGTCTATGAATTGCCTGTAGCCCAGGTTACGTGAACTGAAAAAATCTTTCGTGTGAAGATCCCATGTGTTTTCCAATTTCGACAACACACGCATGATCTGTTCCTCATTCATCGACTGAATTTGCTGTTTATGAAGTTCCGTGAGTGCTTCATATCTGTCGGGTTCCTTATCGATGAAGTGAGTGTTTTCCATATTACTGAGTATACAACTTTTTCTTTTAATTAGATTTCATGCTCTGAAGTTGAGCGAGGATTTTTACTAAAATTTTGTTTTGCACTTGCATGTGGGTGGAAATATCTAAGAGCGCACTACAGACCGTATCACCATTTTCCGTCGCGAACAAAGATCCGAGAAGATTGGGAATGTCCACCTCCTCATCCATCTCGAGAATACTTCCTTCCTCCTCTTCCGAATATTCAATTTCTCCTTCTTCAATTTCATCAGGCTGTTTCGACATTTAGTATAGACTGAGAATTTTTGAAATCGATAAATGCGCATTCCCCCAGAATTATTTTCTCCGTATAGAGTACAACAACTCTCAAAATGGCCGGTGGTCTCATGCAACTCGTAGCTTACGGTGCCCAGGATGTTTACCTTACCGGTAACCCTGAGGTGACCTTCTTCCAGGCGAAATACAAGCGCCACACTAACTTCGCGATGGAGAACATCGAGCAGACCGTCAACGGTACCGCCGCCCCCGGTGGTCGCGTCTCCGTGACTGTCGCCCGTAACGGTGACCTTGTCGGTGACATGTACCTCGAACTCGTCTCCGCCGCCGCTGACTCCAAGACTGCCTGCTGGGTCGCTGAGCGTGCGATCAACAACGTTGAACTTTCCATCGGTGGTCAGCGCGTCGACAAGCACTACCAGAAATGGTGGCGTTTGTACTCGGAGCTTCACCTCGATGAAGCCAAGAAGGCCACGTACGGTAAGATGACCACTGCCAACGCCGGCAAGACTGTCTACCTTCCCCTCGTCTTCTTCTTCAACCGCAACCCCGGGTTGTACCTCCCCCTCATCGCCCTCCAGTACCACGAGGTGCGTGTCGACATCGACCTCGCCTCCGACATGGGCACTTACTTGACCACCTCCCTCAAGGTGTGGGCCAACTACATCTACCTCGACACCGAGGAGCGTCGCCGCTTCGCGCAGAAGGGTCATGAATACCTGATCGAGCAGGTGCAGCACACCGGCATCGATACCGTCGATCCGACCGGTGTTAAGCAGGTCCGCCTCTCCTACAACCACCCCGTTAAGGAGCTCGTGTGGTGCCTCTCCAACACTGCCGCGGCCTCGTCCCTGTGGAACTTCACCAAGGATACCAACAACATCGTCGTTGATTCCAACGTGCATGAGATCTCCGCGTCCAACTGCTTCGTGCCCACCTCTTTGTCTGGTGCGCCCCTCCTTTCGGTCGGCGCCGCTGGTTCCACCGTCGCCTTCACGGAAGACGCTGTTGGTCCCCTCTCCAAGTTCAAGCTCATCCTCAACGGCCAGGATCGCTTCAAGGAACAGGAAGGTAAGTACTTCAACCAGGTGCAACCCTACAACCACCACTCCGGCTCCCCCTACCCCGGTATCTACTCGTACTCTTTCGCGCTCAAGCCCGAGGAACACCAGCCTACCGGTACCTGCAACTTCTCCCGCATCGATAACGCGCAGGTCGCGATCACCACTGCGGCTGTCGGTGACACCAAGTCCCTCCACATGTTCGCGGTTAACTACAACGTCCTCCGCATCCAGTCCGGTATGGGTGGTCTCGCCTTCTCCAACTAATTTGTTGGTTTCGGTATGTTAGTAAATTAAATCAAAAATCATTTTTAAAATGCACTGTTAATGCTATTT